GGTGATCGCGCAGGACCGATGATCTAGCGCGAGCGAACTCGCTATTGTAATACAAACACATGTCACTAGCTACCGACTACCTACTTCTTAATATCGGACACTCAACGCTTAAGTGGCATTTAAGCCGCATAAAAAGCGGATCTTTTAGCGTCGATCAAGTTGCTGCTTTCTATCAGCCAGACCCGAAGCAACCGACGTACAACACGATCAAGAAAGGTCTTCAGGAACTCTTGAAGATGAAGCCGTCTGAACTGCCGATCATGCTGCAATGACTCAGACTGATTATTGCAAGCACAGCGGCCTCAGCAAAGGTCGAGTGTCGCAGCTTGTGGCTAACGGAATGCCGTTGACCTCACCGGAAGAAGCTGACGCTTGGAGAGGTTCACGCAAAGGCATCGGCGGTAGGCCAAGCGACGCTCAACGGCTGGCTGCAATACAACAGCAGCAAAGCGCACCAGAAGCGTCCGGCGGACCCTACAGACCACCAGAAGCAGCGATTGCTATCAATGCCGCTCTTGCAACTGAAGACTCACCGCAGGGAGCGTACGAGCGTCAGAAGCAGATTGAACGAGCCGCTTACAATCTAGCGTCCGAAGCTCTGGCTGCTCGCTCTCTTGATGCCGGTAGAATGGTTACGGTCCACGCTACTGCTGCCAAAAACCTTATAAGCGCACGGGAGGATGTCATTTCATTATCCGAGAAGGAGCGCACTCTAGTCTCTGGCTCTTGGGTCAAGAAGGTGATGCAAGACCATGATGGGGCGGTCGCCAGTCTTCTCAAATCAATGCCAAAGCAGTTGGCTGGACGCATTGCACCGCACGATCCAGAACACGCCGAGCGCGAGTTGGACCGTTGGGTTCAAGAAGTATGTCTCAAGACTCTGCATCAAACTGACCCGTGGAAATCTTAAACTGCCAGAAGCCAGCCGGTCTTGAAGCGCTCCGCCAAAACCGGATCGCGCTCAAAGCTATCGAGCGTCAAACCGGCTTTGAGTTCTTGGGAATCTCTAACGATGAGCCATCCCGCATTGATGGTTTCATCCATGATCCAGCCAAAGGCGTAATTGTCGGAAGCTATGAGGTCAAAACTCGGAATTACGGTCTCACCAAGCTACAGACAACCTACGGCAACCGATGGATGATCTCATGGTCAAAGCTTCAAGCGGCTCTTGAGGTTTCCAAGCATACCAAGCTTCCGTTCTTTGGAATCCTGCACCTTCACAGCGACGACTCGGTGTTAATGGTTGAAATCTTCAGCCGCAATGCATCGTGGGCGGCTAACCATCAAGCCATCGACAAAACGATTAACGGACGCACTGAGAGAGTGGCGTTGATTGATATGACTGGAGCCGCTCACTACCAGATCAAGAGCGGTCAGATTCCTGAGGAGCTTTACTGATGACGGACTTAGAGCGTGAAATTTTGGAGTTCAGACGGCAACTCTGGAGACCAACTCCACGGCAGTCTGTGGTCGAGTGGTCTGAAGCCAATCTTTCGTTGAGTCAGCGTCAGACTGAACACCCCGGACCATTCTCCACGGCAGTCAGACCTTATTGCCGAGAGCCGCTTGAATGCTGGAAAGATTCAGCGGTCTCTGAGGTAACGCTCTGTTGGGGAAGCCAAACCAGCAAGACCACAACTCTGATGGCAGGTCTGGCTTGGTCCATAGACGTTGAACCGAGTCCCGCGCTGTGGCTGATGCCGAGTGAGAATCTCGCTCGCAGCTTCAGCAAATCCCGCTGGCTTCCAATGCTGGAAGACTCACCGGCAATGGTTGCGCGGTTCCCAACTGACAAAGACCAGATTACCAATCTTGAGCAGCAGTTTGACCGATGCACTTTGACCTTTGTCGGCTCCAACTCACCGGCAAATCTAGCGTCTCGACCCGTCCGCATTCTGGTTGGGGATGAAGTGGACAAGTTTGCAGAAGCAACCGCCAAAGAAGCTGATGCTCTGGATCTTGCCGAGCAGCGGCTCAAAGCGTTTTCAAGCTCCAAAGCGTTCTTCACCAGCACTCCGACGACCTCCGAGGGACGAATCTGGCAGCGGTATTTAAGAGGAGACCAGCGACGCTTCTACATCCCGTGTCCGCACTGCAAAGAGCCGATTAAGCTGGAGTGGCGACAAGTCACTTGGGACAACGCGAAGACAGAAGAAGGAAGACCTGATTGGCAGCAGATACGGACTTCCGCTCACTACGTCTGCCAGCTTTGTCAGGGAAAGATTACGGACTCTCAGAAGGTTGCCGCGCTGCGTCACGGTCGCTGGATCCCTGAGAACAAAGCGAGCCTCCCAAGCGTCCGCTCTTACCATCTATCGTCTCTCTACTCACCGGATCGAAAGTGTACTTGGGGAAATCTCGCGGTCGCATTCTTGGAAGCCAAAAGCTCGATGATGGGTCTTCAGGGATTCATCAACGGTATGCTCGCGGAACCGTGGGAAAACCAAGAGACCCAACAGGAGCGCGTCGAAGTTGTCTCCGATGCCGAGATGCCAGAAGCCAGACGCTACCTGACCGCTGACGTACAAGCTGCGGCTCCGTTTCTCTGGTGGGTCTGCCGAGAATGGTTTGGCGGAAACTCAAGACTAGTTGCGGCTGGTCATGCTGATGATTTCGCCGCTTTGCGACGCATCCAGCTACATTACAAAGTCCATGACATGGATGTCGGGATTGACTCCGGTTACAACACGCAAGCGGTGTACGATGCTTGCGCGGAGTTTTCCCAACTCAGCAACTCTCCGATAACTTATCCCTGCGGCTTGCGCTACCCACCGGAGGGAGGTCTTCGGAAACCAATGTTGATCGGATGGCTCCCAATGAAAGGTCGAGAGACTGGTGCGCGGTTCACCAGCAAGACCGGATCAATCCATCCGTTTGGAATCACAACCTCAACTTCAATGCGAACGGATGTTGTCCAGCCGCTGCTGGTCTTTGACACCGAGCATATGCGGGACGTTCTCCAACGGCTCCGTAAAGGATCGGAGACCAATCAATGGACCGTTTGCAGCTTACCAGCACCGCTTGAGGCTGACGGAGCATTTGCGAGCGATTCAGATACATATTGGAAGCACTTGGACAGCCATCTCCTGAAGCCGACAGCTAACCGCTCCGGTCGAATCAAACACTTGTGGTTTAAGCGGAATACTCGTTGGCCGGATCATTTGCACGATTGCGAGATCATGCAGCTTGCGATGGTAATGCTCTGGAATGACTTGAGATCCAGCACAGCGGAAACTGCTACCGCTTGACACTGAGACCACTGTGTGAATAGTCCCCGTCAGTGGTGACTTACACTGTAGCAACTAAGCGTTCATATTTGCGTACTACCTACGCAAGTCTCGGAGCTTTGACTTTGCTTCAAGCTTTGACAGCAAAGCTTACGGTTGCGGCTTCTGCTATTGAGTCTGGTCAAGTTGTCCGAAGCACTTCCAGCTCTGACGTTTCCGTTGAGTTCGCTGAACCCGGTAAGGGTTCCGCATCCGCTGGAGAGATGCTTGAAATGTGGGAATCACTGCTGAGTGATTACGATTACGCTGTGGTTCTCTTGAATGGAGATGGCATCACTAATCCTTCTGATCTCCAGATTTACAATAAGATGCTTGGTAGTGTTCTTGTTGCAACGACTCGGTATTACGGTGATTTCACGCAATTTCGGCGTGAACCCACAACTAGAATGAGCTAATGGGAATCCTGCAAACCATAGCTAACAAGCTGTTTCCTTCTCCCGTTAACAAGTACGAAGGAGCCGGTCAGTCTCTGCGTCGTTCGTATCTCGATACGTCTTACACTTCGGCCCGTTTCGACGTAACCAGTTCGACCCGTCAAGCCATTGTTCGTAAATCGCGGTTCTTTGAACAGAACAACGCGATAATGAACAGATTAGGAGACTTGTTTGAGTCTTACACTGTCGGTTCTAATTTCTCAGTTCAACCGGCTTCAAGTGATCCGGCTTGGAATCTTAAAGCTAAGAAGTGGTGGGATATCTGGTCTCGTTATCCCGACATTAGCTCTCGCCAGTCGTTTGGCACGCTGATGTCCCAAGCCGCTCGCGGTTGGTTCTTCGATGGCGAAAGCTTCATTCTCCTAACCAAAGGTGAGAGCGGTAAGCCGCGCTTGCAGTTGCTGGAAGCTCAGTCAATTGCAACTCCGGTAGGGATGGAATCAGACCTTACCATCTTTGACGGTATCCGCTTTGACCCGCGAACTGGTCGCGCAATCGCTTACTTTATCGGTAACGAGAAGACTCAGGGCAACCTGACCGATGTCCGTTCTATTGGGTCTGACTCGGTTGTTCACATTTACGAACCAAACCGCGCCGGTCAGCTAAGAGGTCTACCGTTTGTGTCGTGCGTCATTAACGACCTGCACGACCTCGACGACCTTCAAAAGCTGGAGATGGAAGCTTGCAAGCTTGGTGCTTCCGTCGCTCAGATCGTTAAGACGGTTTCCGGTGAGATCCAAGCTTCCAGTCTTCGCTCTGGCGGAATTTCGCAGACGGGTCAGAACACCGCTGAGAACTACTACGAGCAAGTCTTCGGCTCTGCTGTTAAGGTTCTCAAAAATGGTGATTCGTTTGAGCAGTTCGCAACGGAGCGTCCCGGTGTAAACATGCGGGAATACTGGCGGCAACTGACCGAAAAGGTCTGTGCTGGTGTTGGTATTCCTTACGTTCTTGTTTATCCAGAGTCGATGCAGGGAACCGTTTATCGCGGTGCGCTGGATATGTCGGCAGTTTGGTTCAAGTCTCGGCATCAAGTGATGTCTTCGGCTGCTCGACGTATTTACGAGTACGTCATGGAGTACGCTATCAAGAGCGATCCTACGCTGAATGATGCTCCGTCTGACTGGTACGAAGTGGCGATTACCGCTCCGCGCTCACCGAATGTTGATGTTGGCCGTAACTCCGCTGCACAGCTTGCAGAGTTGGAAGCTGGAATTGTGACTTACGATGAGGTTTACGGTGCGCGAGGTCTTGATTGGCGTTCTTCGCTAGAGTCAAAAGCACAGCAAGCTTTGTTTGTTCGTCAGTTGGCTGGAAAGTACGGCTTGGATGTTTCTGAGATTTCCACGATCCAGAAAGAGAAAGCTCCGAGTGTTCCGGTTGCAGCTATTGCAATTGATTCAGAGAATGACGCTCCCGCTCCTGTTGCTGCTCCTGAAGGTGGGGACGCTTCTCCGGTAGTTGACGACACACTTGTCACTGCTGTAGTAAAGAAACAACGCAAGCCGCGAGCCAAGAAAACAGAATGAGCTTCACCAAGAAAAGCGACTGGCTTTATTACGCTCCAGCGGCTTCCGCTGGTGAGACTGCGACCATTCAGATCTTCGACCAGATTGGCGAAGACTGGTTTGGTGGTGGCGGTCTATCTGGTAAGCAGTTCTCTGACGTTCTCAACGAAGTGGGCAATGGTCCGCTCTTGGTTGAGATCAACTCTCCCGGTGGTAACGTTTGGGATGGGTTGTCGATTTACAACCAGTTGCGCGGTCGTCGCGCTCCGGTGACTACTCGCGTTGTCGGCATTGCGGCTTCCATTGCTTCGATTATCGCTCTTGCTGGCGATAAGGTCGAGATGGCTGATGCCGCGCTGATGATGATTCACGATCCTTCCGGTATGGCTTCGGGTACTTCGGAGGATATGCGGAAGATGGCTGACGCTCTCGACCAACACGCTGAGGTGCTGGTTGGAGTGTACGCTAAAAAGACCGGACGCTCTCCCGAGTCTATCCGCGCTGCGATGAAAGCTGAGACTTGGTTTACCACTCCTGAAGCGATTGCTTTTGGCTTGGTGGACAAACCCATCAAGCAGCTTGCAATGGCCGCGAAGTGGCATCCTCGCGCTGTCACTAAGACCGCTCCCGAGACGGTCAAGAACAACCTCCGCAGAGGTCTTGAGCAATACGCTGAAGGTCTTGCTGGTGAAGGTCTTGAGAAGGCAACGGTTCTTGAGGCTGAATCGCTCGTTGCTGGTGAAGCTCCCACCGAAGATAAGGTTCAAAAAGCAAACGCTTGGTGGGGACGCAACGAACGGTTCCTTGAGGCTGAACCTAACAGTCCCGCTGACGTAGCTGCCAACCTCTGGGGAGGCGCTGCCGGACGCGATTGGTTCCGCGCTCTGTACGCTCAGATTGAGCGTGAAGAAGGGGAAGAAGACGAATTCCTAGACGACAAACTTTCTGCGGATAGCACTAAAGCTATCAGCGAAACTGGCAAAGCTTCTTTGCCGCAACCAACACAACAACCCGACACAAATATGTCCGATAGCACTACTGTGACGGCTGCGGCTGCTCCTGCCGCTTCCGTTGATCTCGCCACCATCATGGCTAAGCTCTCCGCTCTGGAAGCTTCGCTGAAGGCTCCTGCCGCTGCTCCCGCTCCTGAGCCGGTGCGTCCCATTATCGAGAATCTCGGAAACCCGTTGATGGAGAAGCACAAGAGCCTCCGCGCTGGTGCAGAGCGTCGTAAGTTCCTTGTGGAGAACCACAGCGAGCTTCTCCGTCAGAACCGCATTCTGGCCCCCCAGAACGGCAACACTTTTGCCGCTGGTTTGATCGTTGATTACCTCGCTGATGCCGTTATCACCGAGATGGCGACGAAGCTGGCGATGGTTGGTGGCTTCACGCGCAACGTGGGTCTGGATAACCTCCGCCCCCGCGCTACCGTGCAGGTCAAAAAGTTCGTGCAGTCCGGTGCCTCGGCTACCGTTGACAATGCGACCAACTTTGAGACCAGCAACGACTCGCAGCTTGATGCGGTTTCCGTCACTGTTAACCAGATCAGCAAGCTGTTCACCGTGACTCAGCAGGAGTTGAATCAGGGCTTCGCTCTGGCTGATCTTGCTGCCGGTTCTGCGGACGTGTTCGCTCTTGGTATCTCCAAGAAGATCACTGCTGTGATGACCTCCGCCAATTACGGCGCGGGAACCACCATTGGCACCGCTGCCAACTTCGACACCAGCGACCTCCCCGCCATCTTGGCTCTCGCCAAGAACTATCGCCAGAAGCTGCTGCTGCTGGATGGTGGACATCTGGCTCGTCTCCAGTTCTCTGCCGCTGCAAACACCTTCCCTGATGCTCGCTATGGCCCGTTGAACAACGGTTTCTTTGGCTTCAACAACATCTTGGAGCAGAACGACTGGACTGGTGCCATCGCCAACACTGCTGGCTTTGTCTGCGGTCAGGACGCCATCGCCATCGCCGCTGGTCTTCCGGTTGGCATGATTGCTGGCGAGTTCATCGAACAGCGCACCGTCGAGTCCACAAACGGTCTGTCGGTCCTGCTGTCTGTCTGGTATAGCCGCTCGACCCGCTCGCATATGGCGTCTTACGACATCATGTTTGGCGCGGCTGCTGGCGATAAGACGCAAGCTGAGGTTCTGATCACCGCTTAATCCTAACGGATATGCGTATCGCAACCACCATTGCAGTGGACAAGACCGGCAAGTCTAAGCTGGTGTCTGGTCCCGATGTTAGTGCGGATCTCCAACGCACCAACTTCAACACTGCTTCTGTCCCAGAAGGAGGCAAGCTTGTCCTGTGGATACAGGGAGCTTTAGCACCGAAAGTCCGAAAAGGTTAACAAACCGAAATTGGGGAGGCTGTTGGATACGCTGGCAGCCTCCCCTCTAACCGAAAAACCAAATGGCCGTTCAAGCAGACATCTCCACAGAATACAGCATGGGCCGAGAAGGCTTTGAGCTGTTCACCACTACCGCAGCGCAGACCGGCGCTTGGTCTGGCTTGATCCCGATTGAGCCGACGGTGTTCACGTCGATCACCGGACACCGCATTGCCGGAACGTGGACCTCCAAGACGATTCCCGCTGGAACCCCGCTGGTTGGCAACATCACCGGCTTCCAGATCTCCAGCGGCTCTGTGGTGGCGTTTAACGCTCGCGCCTAATGATTTCACTCGGAACATCAATCAACAGGACACGATCTGTAAGCCAGATCATGCCCGAGCCTCCGATCATGCGGAGGGATGTTCTGCAAGAGGACGAGACCTTCCTGCTTCAAGAGGATGGTGTGAGCAAGCTCGTCATTTCATTTGGAACCTTCGACAGCATAGTGCTGGAGGACGGGACCAGTTTCCTTTTACAAGAAGACCTCGGAAAATTCATTCTAACCGTTTACTGATATGGCAGACGCTAAAATCTCAGCACTGGACAACTTAACATCCGCAGATCCGGCAAATGACATGATCCCTATCGTGGATGTGTCAGCTACGCCTCCAGCATCAGGGAATACAAAGCGAATCAGCATCAACAATATCCTCGCTTGTTCTCCCACCGCCACCCTCGCCTCCGCCACCATCAGCGGCGATCTGACGGCTGCTCGTTTGATTGTTACTGGTGGAACGATTCCTACGAACGGTCTGTGGTTGGCGACGACCAACACGCTTGAGTTTGCCGCGAACAGTCTCGCTCAATACCGCATTGCCCCGCTTGGCGTATTCTCTTGGTTCGACGGCGCAGGCGGCACTCGAATGACCCTGAACTCCACGGGGCTGGGCGTGGGGGTTAGTCCTGACTTCAAGTTTGTCGTCAATGGAACACAAGCTGTTCCGGCAACGAGCGGTTCATCCGCTACTGATGGCAGTTTGCGCATCGGTGCGCCGGGAACTGGTTTGGTTATCGACACCGGAGTTACCGCTGCTTCCGCTGTCTATGGTTGGATTCAGGCGCGAGCAAGGACCGATTACTCATCGAATTTCAACCTCGTTCTCCAGCCGAATGGGGGCAACGTCGGCGTGGGGGTTACGCCGAGTGCGTGGGCGTCTGGATTCAAGGAGGTGCAAGTAGGCCCCGGAAGTGCTTTAGGCACAAACGGCTCTGTTGATCGAACCGATGTTGCGGCTAACTGGTACTACAACGGTGGCGACAAGTATATCAACGCGACCGGCAAAGGGTCTATTTTCTCGCAGAGTGCTGGAGCGTTTAGCTGGCTCCAGACCAATACCGCTTCCGGTGGTGCTGGATCGGCAATGACATTGACGACCGCAATGACCCTCGATGCTGTCGGAAACTTACTTATCGGTTTGGTTACTGCCGGAACCACCGCTGCGAAGACTATCCAGATTGCCAACGGAACCGCTCCTACGGCCAACGTGACTGGCGGTCAGCTCTACGTCGAAGCCGGTGCGCTGAAGTACCGTGGAAGCTCTGGCACTGTTACCACCATCGCTAACGCCTAATCCATACCACCATGATTACCCTCTCTTGGATCATCGAACGCCTGTTGGTCAAACCGACCGAAGGCAGTCTCACGGACGTTGTGATTACCGCCGACTGGCGTTGCAACGGCTCGCAGGATCAGTACAGCGGAACCTGCTACGGCAGCGCGTCGTTCGCTCCGCCGACCGGATCGTTCACGCCGTACGAGGACCTGACGCAGGATCAGGTGCTTGGCTGGTGCTACAGCAACGGAGTCGATCAAGCGGCCATCGAAGCCAAT